GCAGAACGTATCTCCCTGCAGGGAACGGTAACAATCACCCACGAAAGCCCAATGACTCGCGGTATTGGTAGCCAATGAGTACGGCTGAGGCAGAAACTAAACCGCCGCTGTTGGGGGCTTTGTACCCACGCCTACACACACCCTGGTTACACACCAAAACCCGGGGCGGTGAGATCGCTGAGTTGGCTGAGCGTATTGGGCAACCCCTACTACCCTGGCAAAAACTAATTCTTGATGATATGTGTGCCATTGATGATGAAGGCAAGTTTATTAAGAAGTCGAGTTTGTTCATCTGCGCCCGGCAATCGGGCAAAAGCCACATGCTGCGCATGCGTGTGCTGGCAGGCCTGTTTTGCTTTGATGAACGCAACATATTGATAATGTCGAGCCAGCGGCGCATGGCTGAGAAGTCGCTAGAAATTATTGCCGATATTGTGGCACGCAACGATTTCCTGTTAGCCCAAGTCAAAGATGGGAAAATTGAGTCGGCCTACCGTAAGAGCAACGGCAAGGAGCGCCTAATCCTAGAAAACGGTGCTGTACTTGAAGTGGTCGCGGCAAACTCAGATAGCAGCCGTGGTTTAACTGCGGATGTGCTTTGGATTGATGAATTGCGCGAGGTAAACGAGGCGGCGATGGATGCTAGTAAGTCCACAACGCTAACGCGGCCTAATAGCCAACGCTTTTATACATCGAACGCCGGGGCAGCCGATAGCGATGTGCTGTTACACATGCGCGAAAGATCGATGGCCAAGCCACCTAAATCACTTGGCTTTTACGAATATAGCGCTAGTGAAAATTGTGATATTTGGGATAGGAGCGCCTGGGCGCAGGCCAATCCATCGTTAGGGCTTTTGATTAGCGAGGAAGCCATTGAGGAGACGATCGCAACTAGCACGATCATGGCAGCGCGTACTGAAACGCTGTGCCAATTTGTAAACACTGGCATGACTAGCCCCTGGACTCCTGGCAGTTGGGAAGATTTGGCCGACTCCGAGATGGTTATGACCCCTGGCATGCAAATGATGTTTGCTTACGATGTAGACCCACACACGCGCAGATCGGCTAGCCTGGTTGCAGGTGCGATACTACCTGATGGCCGCATTGGCTTGGCTTTGGTTAAAACATGGGAAAGCGAGATTGCGGTAAATGAGTTACAGATAGCCGTAGACATAAAAGCGGAAGCCGATAAGTGGCAGCCAAGATTAATTTTGCATGACTCCTATACCACTGCCGCTATTGCCGAACGCTTAAAGAATTCCGGGCTTATGGTCGAGGCGTGCGTAGGGGCGCAGTTTTATACCGCGTGCAGCACTTTCAAGGATGCGATTGATAACAAACGCGTTGTGCATGGGGTGCAACCTGAGTTGGATCAACAAATGCTTAATGTGGCTAGCAGTAGTAAGGACTCAGGCTGGCGTATTGTGCGCAAAAAATCACAGGGCAGCGTGGCCGCCCCTATCGGTATGGCGATGGTTGTATTGCACCTTTCAAAGCCAATTAGTGAGGCCAAAATCTACATTTAGACACGCCGCAGGCATCCCTGTTTGGTGCTTTACAAACTGAGAAAATTGTGGCATGGGATTACTGGAAACCTTTGGCATCCGTAGTAAAGACAAAGTGCAGATCGATGCACAACTAGCCCCTGCCATTATGTCCGACCGTTTTGGCGCAGGCCAATACAGTTACGGCGGCATGTATAACAATGGTTATGGCGCAGGCTTTATGGATCGCGCTACTGCACTGCAAGTTAGTACCGTATCAAGATGCCGTAATTTAATTTGTGGCGTTATTAGTTATTTGCCTTTGGAGTTGTACAAAAAATCTACAGGCCAGCAATTACAAAGCCCACTATGGCTAGAACAACCTGATATTAGACAACCACGTGCAGTAACCCTTGCTTATACAGTTGATAGTTTAATTTTCTATGGCGTTGCTTATTGGCGCGTTACATCTTTGTATGCCGATGATGGCCGCCCTTCAGGTTTTGAGTGGGTAGCAAATACTCGCGTAACAGTTACAACAGATGCTATGGGCTATGAGGTTGCGTATTACGCAGTTGATGGCAAGCAAGTACCAATGTCTGGTATTGGCAGTTTAGTTACATTTCAATCTTTGTTACCTGGTGTTTTGGAAACTGGTGCGCGCACAATTCAAGCGGCGCTAGATGTACAAAAAGCAGCGGCAGTTGCAGCGGCCACACCGATGCCCACCGGGATCATCCGCAATCAAGGCGCGGATTTGCCTGAAGCGCAGGTGCAAGGTTTATTGGCCGCTTTCAAATCGGCACGCCAAAATCGCAGTACTGCTTATTTAACTAGCACTTTGGATTACCAAACAGTTGGTTTTTCACCTAAAGAAATGACCTATAACGAGTCAAGCCAGTATTTGAGTACCGAAATCTCACGCTTAATGAACGTGCCAGCATTTATGGTTAGTGCTGATATGAATAACAGCATGACCTATCAAAACGTTTTAGATAGCCGTAAAGAGTATGTCGCGTACAGCCTGCAGCCTTACATTTGTGCAGTAGAGGAACGTTTAAGCATGGATGATATAACCGCACACGGTAATGTCGTTAAGTTCAACATCGATGAGACATTTTTACGCGCAGATACTATGGCGCGTTTGGATGCTATTGAAAAAATGCTAACGCTTGATTTAATCGATATACAAACTGCACGTGAAATGGAAAGCATGAGCCCTTATGGAAATGGAGATAACGATGCATTTAACATTTAGCGCATCCATTACTGCAAGCGATGGCGAAAGCCGCATGATCGCTGGCAAGATTGCACCGTATGGTGAAGTTGGCTATACCAGTGCAGGCAAGGTTGTCTTTCAAGAAGGCAGCATAAACATCCCTAATGTTGATAAAGTTAAATTGTTAATGTCGCACGACAACTCAAAAGTTGTAGGGCGCATGCGTAGTGTTGAGTCAAAAAAAGACGGCATGTATGCAAGTTTTTCAGTAAGTCGCAGCACCGCCGGTTCAGATGCAATTTTGCTAGCCCAGGAGCAGTTGATGGATGGCCTATCCGTTGGTGTGGAAGTATCTGCATCAGAGCCAAAAGGCGATTATCTCCTGGTAACGGCTGCCACTTTGCGTGAGGTGTCGCTTGTTGAGTCAGCGGCATTTTCATCGGCAGCCGTGCAAAGAATTGCTGCGCAGGCAGAAATTGTGGATGCTGAAGTATCTACAACAACAAAAACCAGCGTAACAACAAGCACCACAACTAGCACAACAACCGAAACCGAAACCGAAACAGAAAGCGAGGCCGCTGTGTCTACAGCCCCCGAAACTCCAAACGAGGATCAGACCGAGGAAGTGGCTGCACCAACAGTAGAAGCAGCCCGCAAAATCATCCGACCTTCAGTACTAAACAGCCAGACCGTACGCACACCTATTACATCAATGGGTGCATATACAGAGCATAAAATTAAAGCAGCACTTGGCAACGAGGACTCCAAACTTTATGTAACCGCCGCAGATGATAGTTTTGCTACCAACCCGGCATTTAATCCGACCCAGTACCTTTCAGAATTCCCAACTAACACACGCTTTGGCACACCTGCCATTGATGCGTGCAGCCAGGGAATTTTGCCAAACCAGGGCATGACCATAAATGTGCCTTCATTGGTTACATCTGCAGGCGGCGGTACAGGCGTTGCACCTAGCGTTACTGTTGAAGCCGAAGCAGGCGCAGTAGCAAATGTTGGTATGGAAACTGCATACCTAACAGGTACAGTAAATAAGTATTCAGGTATGAATACACTTAGCGTTGAATTGCTTGAACGGTCTGATCCAAATTTCTATGCGGAATTGACTCAGCAACTCCAGAACGCCTATTTAACACGACTTGATACAACTGTACTTGCTGCACTTGTTGCTGCAGGCCAGTACTCATCAGGTTGCGATGCATCATCTGATGGTGTTATTGAATTTGCTAGCGATGCTGCTCGTAAGGTTTACGAAGCAACAGGATTTTTTGCAAATAACTACATCGCCAATGGATCACAATGGCAACTCTTAATGGGGTCTACAGATAGCACAGGCCGACCAATTTACTCAGCATCACAGCCAATGAACGCAGGCGGCGCAGTACAGCCTGGTTCAATCCGCGGTAATGTGCTTGGTTTAGATTTGTATGTGGACAAGAACTTTGCAGCCACTACAACTATTGATGACTCAGCGGTAATCCTTGCACCTGAAGCATTTACCGTATACCGCAGCGCGACTAATTACATGAGCGTAAATGTGGTTTCAAACCTACAGGTACAGGTTGCAATTTATGGCTACATGGCCACTATTGCAAAAATGCCTAACGGTATCGTCAAGTTTAACTTGAACTAATCCCCTAAGAAGTCGGTGGGTCATTAGCCCTTTGGCCCACCGACCTTAACAAGTAAAGGAGTACAAAATGGCAGCCACCTATGTAACCGTTGCAGAACTGCGCGCTAATTTAGGTATTGGCACTTTGTACACCGATGCAACGCTTGATGAGGTTTGCCAGGCGGCGCAAGATCAAATCAACTCCTTCCTTTGGTTTGACTCAGCGCCAGTTGTGGGAACAGCACTGGTATCAAATGTTGCAACTGTTATGTTGGCCAACCCCGGTATATTTACAGTTGGGGAAACAGTAACGATTGCCGGGGCTGGTTCAACATTTAACGGTGCTTACACAATTACAGGCACAATTCCATTTAGCACAGGCACAGCAAACATTTTGCCAGCGTTTAATTTGCAATTAAGTTATTGGCAAAATCCTGCAGGTTACAGTTTTATCCAATATGCAAAAACCGCTGCTAATCAGAATTTTAGGCGCGTACTGCCTTATGGCACTGCCGAAGGTGCAGACACAAAAACCGCTACTTATGTAAACACAGCCAGCGTGCGCGAGGCCGCCATGATTTTGGCAGTTGATATTTTTCAAGCCCGGCAGGTTAGCCAAACTGGTGGCGTAAGTGTAGATAACTTTAACCCTAGCCCCTACCGCATGGGCAATACAATGATTGGCAAAATTAGGGGGCTTTTAGCCCCTTATATGTCGCCTGCATCGATGATTGGTTAAAGATGGCCGTAGCAATCACAGCACTGCGATCAACCATAGCCGCCGCCCTAGCAAATAACGGCGTATGGCAAACTTTTGCATATCCACCTACAACAGTTTTGGCCAATTCAGTTATCGTATCGCCTGCCGATCCTTACATAGTGCCTGCCAATGGTCGCTATAACCAAGCAGCAATACAACCTATGGCCAACTTCCGCATAACCATGACCGTGCCAGCCTTTGATAACCAGGGCAACTTGGCTGGCATCGAGGATACGATGATTGCAGTTTTTAATAAACTAGCAAACAGTGCGATCCAATTTAGCGTTACCACAATATCTGCGCCAACAGTACTAAACGCAGATAGTGGCAGCCTGCTTATGGCAGACCTTCAAATAACCGTACTAACAACATGGAGTTAAAAATGGCAGATCAACAGATAACCCCGGCAGATATTGAGGTTTTAAAAAAACTTGGTCTGCCAATCCCAAACGAAACACCAACCAAAAAGAAGGATGAGGAATAATCCGTGGCAATTTATTTAGATAATCAAGTTGGCCTGAAAATTGCCACCGTTGATTTAAGCGAGTATGTAACATCTATTACGCTTACCCAAACCTTTGACGAAGTCGAGACCACAAGCATGGGGGCGGCATCTCATCAATTTTCAAAAGGTTTGGAAGCCAGCACACTGCAGGTGGACTTCTTGAACGATTGGGCAGCATCCAAAGTACAGGCAACACTGCAGGCTGCTTACGGTACATCCGTAACTGCTTTGGTAGTGCCAGTTAAAGGCAACCCAACTACAACTATCAGCGCAACAAATCCGCTGTACACAGTATCTATTTTAATCAACAACTTAACACCAGTGGGTACAGGTGGGCCTGAGGATTACGCACGCTCATCTATGACTTTCACATGCACATCTGCAGTTGCATACGCAACTACAGGTACTTTCTAAGGGGCAAACAATGGCACGGCTAAAAATCGTAAGGGCTACTGGGGAAACTATCGTAAGTATTACCCCAGTGGTTGAGGTCGCGTTTGAAAAATATTCAGGTCAAGGCCTGTATAAGCAGTTGCGCGAGCATGAGAAAAACAGTGATCTTTACTGGTTGGCTCACAACGCGCTAATGCGCCAAGAAGTAATACCGCCATTTGGGGATGATTTTTTAAACTCGCTTATCTCAGTTGAGGTAATCGAGGATGAAAGCCCAAAAGGATAGATCGGGGTTCGTACACTTATTTAGTGGCATCACTTGCCATTGAGTTAGGTATTAGCCCCGATCAAGTCCTGGCGATGGATGAGGTTATGTTTAAAGCAATACTGCAGGTATTAGGAGATCGAGCAAGGGAGCGTGCAAGTGCCAGTAAACATCACAGGCGTACAAGGCACGCTTAAAGCCATGCGTAAATTCGACCCTGACTTAGCCAAGCAGATGAACACACAGATACGCGGCGCTATGCTACCCATCCGAGATAAAGCCCGGGCATTTGCACCTGGCAATAGCGAGATGCTTAGCGGCTGGACTACAGCCAATACATCGACCGCGGCAAGAGGCCATAGGTTTTTCCCTAAATACGATCAAAGCGAAACCCGGGCTGGCATTGTCTATAGGCAGGGCGCTAACAATAAAGGCGAAATAGCAGGGGCAAAATTTAGGCGGCGTTGGCAAGTTGCTTATTTTGTTGCTAACAATTCACCAGGCGGTGCAATTTTTGAGACATCGGGGCGTGTAAATCCAAACGGCAGGCCAGCATCTCGCATAGTTTCAAGCCGTCATAAATTGGAGTCGGAGCGTAAGTACCGAGTAGCCAGCGGCACAACCAAAGATATGAACAGCCTAAACCCAAACGCAGGCCGTCAATTTTTAGCACCGCTTGGGCCGCTATACGGTAGCCGTGGCACGATCGATCCTAGATTTGGTAACACAGACCAGCGCGGCCGACTTATCTACCGTGCATGGGCTGAAAATCAAGGGCGCGCAGCACACGCTGTAAACCTAGCCATTAACATCGCCGTGGCTCAATTCAATGCCACAAACACTGCTAGCGCCTATGGGGTGGCCGCATAATGGCAAATCTAGTAGTCAGTGCAGTAGCCAAATGGAACGGCACAGCCCTTAAAAAAGGTGAGCGCCAAATTACTCAATTCCAAAAGACCACCAATATGTTGGCCAAGTCTTTTGCAGCCGCGTTTGCCGTACGCAAAATTACTCAGTTTGGTAAGGCCGCCGTACAGGCTTTTGCCGCCGATGAGAAGGCAGCCAAATCACTTGCCATAGCCCTAGAAAATACAGGTAACGGTTTTGCCACTGTTGCTACCGAAAACTTTATATCTAGGATGCAAGATACCTATAAGGTGCTTGATGATGAACTACGCCCGGCATTTCAAACTTTACTTACAGCCACAGGTTCAGTTGCTAAAAGCCAAAAGGCGTTAGAACTTGCCTTAGACATATCCGCTGGTACAACAAAAGATTTGTCCGCTGTATCCCTAGCCTTATCAAGAGGTTACACAGGGCAAACTACAGCGTTAAGCCGACTTGGCGCAGGTCTAAGTAAAGCCACGCTAGCAACTGGTGATATGGAAAAAATCACCGCTGCTTTATCTGATCGTTTTTCAGGTCAAGCATTAGGTGCGCTTGATACCTATTCAAAGCAGATGGATGCTTTAACGGTTGCAGCCGAAAGTGCAAAAGAGGAAATTGGTAAAGGCCTACTTGATAGCATCGCGTTGCTTGGCGGCGATGATGGCATTGATAGTGCGACACGCAGCATGGATGGGTTTAGCAAATCTATAGCCAATTCCACCTATGGCCTAGCCACAATGCTAAAGACTTTAAAAGTACCTGAGATTGCTGGATTTTTTAGAAACGCTTTTAACAACCGACCACTGCCAGATTACTTTAAGTTTAAAGCCCCAGATGCTGCAACTACGGCCGCTTACTCCCCTACATCGATGTACTTTACTGTTGAGCAGGCCGAGCGTGCCAAACTTATTGCAACAATCAAAAAAGGAAACGCAACAGAAAAAGAGAAAAACAAACTTACTGCCGCTGAGGTAGCCGAGAAAAAGAAGCAAGCCGAATTAGATGCGCTTAAAAAGAAGTTTGATGTAGACCGTATAAACCTGGAAACAGCCCTAGCCAACTCAAAAGATGAAGCAGAAAAAGCACGCATCCGTAGCCTGCTTACAATCATGGATGAGGATGCCAACAGCGCAGCCAAGCGCATGGCTGAGTTGGATAAAGCCAATGCAGTTAAGATGCAAGCAGAATACTTTGCAGCCATATCCTTAAATAACTTGGCTGAGGCCGCACGCTTAGCCGCTATGGGAGTAAAGACTATTACGCTTGGTGGCGCTCCTATTCAGAATTTCCAAGCCAGCGCGATAGACCCAAATACAGGCATGGCTAACCCGGTATTGGCACAGGCTGTAGCAATCGAAGCAGACCTAGCAGCCGCGTTTGCCGATGAAGCCGCAACAATCGCTGAGACAATAGCCCAAAGCAGCGAGCGCACACTGGCCGAATATCTAAACACAATCAGCGGATTGCGTACCGCAGTGCCAGGTTCATCAATCGGTGGAGTAAATAACATAACAATTAACACACCGCTTGGTAGCGAGGATGCGCTAACGGAAACTATGCAGCGCGTAATTCAAAAGTTAAACCGCATGGGCGATAACTTATCCTATGCAGGGGCGCTTCCATAATGGCAGTACCTACGGTAAACGCTTTTATTAATTTTGGAACTGGGCCAAGTTTTGCCCAAGCCATGATTTTAAATCAAGGCATATTAGGCACAAACATTTTGGCAGATAACGCTGCGCTAATTGTGGATGTATCTAGCCAGGTTGATGGAGTTACTACGCGCCGTGGTCGTAATGCTGAAGCCGATCAATTTCAAACTGGTACTTGCACCATGCGGATTGTGGATCAAAACGGAGACTTTAACCCACAAAATTTAACAGGGCCTTACGCAGGGCTGCTTAATCCCATGCGTAAATTACAAATTACTGCCACACATAACGGCGTTACCTATCCTGTTTTTAGCGGTTTTATTACTGGCTACCAAACCATTACACCTCAGGAGTCAAACGACAATGTTACTTACACAACCATTACAGCGGTTGATGCTTTTAGATTGGCGCAAAATGCACAGATAACTACCGTGCCAGGTACATCCGCTGGGCAATTAAGTGGTGAACGGATTAATGATATTTTGGATGCTATATCTTGGCCTGCAACCATGCGCGATATTGATGCTGGGCAGACAACTATGCAGGCTGATCCAGGCACAGCGCGCACGGCGCTACAGGCATGCCAAACCATTTCGACCAGCGAATACGGCGCTTTTTATGTAGATGCTTCAGGATCATTTGTATTTCAAGATCGTGCCTTAACTTCATCAAGTGTGGCCGCAACGCCCACGGTTTTTACAGATGATGGCTCACCTGGCCTGCTTTACTTTGATGCAGCCTGGGTACTAAACGATGTGCTTATTTACAACCAGGCCAACATCACACGCAGCGGCGGCAGTACTCAGGTGGCCTTAAATCAGGCATCGATTGATAAATACTTTTTGCATAGTTATACCCAATCAGACTTGCTAATGCAGACCGATGCCGTGGCTTTGGATTATGCTCGGGCTTATGTTGCAAGCCGTGCTGAAACTAGCGTGCGGTGCGATGCCATTGTGCTAGACCTTTACACCCCTGACTACGATGCAGGCATAGTTGCAGCCCTAGATTTAGATTTTTTTGACCCAATCACAGTACAGACTACTCAGCCAGGCTCAACTAGCCTAGTCAAAACCCTGCAAATTTTTGGTGTGGCTATGAGCATCAACCCGAATAGGTGGCGCGTACAATTTACTACGCTAGAACCTATTTTAGACTCGTTTGTATTGAACAGCACACAATATGGCGTTTTAGGTACTAACACGCTTTCTTACTAAGGAGACAAAAATGGCAGCACCACTAGGATTTAAGGATTTCACTACAGGTGAAGTGCTTACAGCCGGCGATGTAGATGGCTACTTAATGCAAGGCATTTGGGTATTTGCTAGTGCCGCGGCTAGAGATGCTGCAGTTACATCCCCACAAGAAGGTAACGCATGTTACTTAAAAGATACGGATGTTATTCAAATATACACTGGTTCAACATGGGCAACACAAAGCGCATCAAACCCAATTTCTGCAAACATTATAGATGCCAAAGGCGATTTAATAGCAGGAACAGCGGCAGATACCGTTAGCCGTCTAGCAGTTGGAGCAAATGGAACAGTACTTACAGCAGATAGCGCAGAAGCAACAGGATTAAAATGGGCTGCTGCGTCTGGTGGTGGTACATATTCTGCATACACACCAACCTTCACAAATCTGACCGTAGGCAACGGTACATTGGTTGCGCGTTATACAAATGTTGGAAAATTTGTTCACGGCTATATGAGTTTAGTTTTAGGTTCAACTTCATCTGTTGGAACCGGCGCTAGATTTTCTTTGCCTTCTACTCCAAAAACTGGTGGAATCTTAAATTATGGTTTTGGAACGTATGAAGATACTGGAACAGCCTCAGTTGCCGCTTATGTAACAAACAATTCAAACACTTTAGAATTGCGTGCAACATATAACGTATCAGGTTATCTTGGTAGTTTAAACTCAACAACTCCCTTTACTTGGACAACAAATGATGCGATAGCAATTCAATTCGTTTATGAGGAGAACTAATTATGAAAACAAAAGCACAGTTTATTACAGAGTGCAAAGCGGCTAATCCGACAATGACTCAAATCGTAAACGGCCAAGAAGTAGTTTTAAGTGTTGAGGAATATGAAAAAACGGTCAATGCGTGGGCAGATAGCCAAATTGCAATCCAGGAATTTGAAGCAGATAAGGCAGCAAAAGAAGCCAGCAAATCTGAACTCCTAGAGCGCTTAGGCATTACAGCCGATGAAGCAGCATTACTACTGGCATGAGCCTAACTAGTTACAACGGCTGGCCTGCTAGTAAAGATCAGGCCGAAATAAGCGTAAAGCCATTTCCGATTAAAGGCACGGCTATTAAGATCAGGTGCGCTAAAGATGCCGGGCCACTACTGGCTGCATTTGCTGCAGAATTTCATCAACTTATTGAGCCGATCGATGAAGGCAAATTAGATGATTGGGCTTATGCCTTTCGCATGGTGCGCGGTACAACAGACAAATTATCCTGCCACAGTAGCGGTACAGCCATTGACTTAAATGCCACACAGCACGCGCTAGGCAAGATCGGTACATTTCCAGCGGAAAAAGTGCCAATGATCCGCGCCCTGGCTAAAAAATATGGTCTTACATGGGGCGGCGATTACCGCAACCGTAAGGATGAGATGCACTTTGAGGTATCCATTAATCAAGAGCAAGCAAGAAAACTAACCAAAAAATTAGGGCTAGACGGAGACAAAAATGCAGGAGCAAATTAAAGCAATAGCACTAAGTTATGGCCGCGCAGCGGTAGCAGCCGTGGCTGCGCTTTACATGGCAGGTGTAACTGATCCACGCACACTAGCCAATGCCTTTATTGCAGCCGCAATAGGGCCTGCACTAAAAGCCATCGACCCAAAAGCAAAAGAGTTTGGCATAGGCAGTAAGTAATGCACAGGCTGATAGGGGCGGTGGCCTTATCGCTGCTCCTATCAGGGTGCGGCTATCAAGGATGGGTGAGATATGAGTGCCAAGAGTACGAAAACTGGGCAAACGCTAAGTGCCAGCCGCCTGCCTGTGAAGTGGTGGGTACATGCACCCGGGATTTACTCCCAAAAGAAGTATATGAAGCGCCTAACACCTGAGCAGTTACATGCCAGGCTAATTGTGTTTATTGGTTGCACCCTGGCATTGGTATTTGCTTTTAGCGTATTAGGCATGCTTTATGCCCTTATCTTTGTAACTCAACCTATTGGCAACCAAGCGCCTAATGATCGGGCGTTTATAGATTTACTTACCACGCTAACGATATTTTTAACAGGCAGTTTAGGTGGCGTACTGGCTGGTAACGGCCTTAAATCTAAGCCTAAACAACAGGATGAGGAAATAAAACCTTAGACTTTGGCGTGTCTAACCTTGCTTTATGTCGGTGCTGCGCTTTACCCTTTTAGTAATGGTTGGAAGGCCAGGATAAAACTAAACTAAGGGGCTAAAATGGATATGGAAATGTTGTTTGCGTGGGCTATGTTGTACACGCTAGGCGTGGCAGTTGTGTTTTACTCAATGGGAGTAACTGCAGGCCGTAAGGATGGATACCTACGTGGCCGCGCTGCAGGTATGCGCATTGGTGCAGATCGCCGGGTGTCTCAATGATTAACTTTGATGAATATGAGGATGTAAACGCTCGCATTAAGCGTTTTAGGGCAGCACATCAAGTTGGCCGAATTGAAACCGACATTGTGGAGTGTGATCTGGTAAAGGGTTACATCCTGGTACGCGCTCGCGTTTATCGTGAGCATGAGGATATTGTGCCAGCCGCCGTGGATTACGCCTTTGGCCGTCAAGACTTTTACCGCGAAAATATGAAACGTTGGATGGTTGAGGACACAGTTACATCGGCCATTGGCCGTGCCATTAGCCTACTTATGCCAGTGGAAGCCCGGGCAACAAAGCAAAACATGGAGCAGGTAGAAAATGCACCAATCGTGGATGTTTGGGCAACCGTGCCAGCGGCCGAAGGCAGTGCCGTATCGATTGGCTCAGCCGTTGAAATGCTTAAAACGCAATTAGGTGGTGAGATCACCGAAACCGTGCCTACATGCTCACATGGTCGGCGCATCTGGAAAGAAGGCGTAAGCACAAAAACTGGCAACGCCTACAAAGGATGGGTTTGTGCTTCTCCTACAAAGCCACAATGCCCTGCAGAGTGGGTGAAGTGATGAGCGATCGAGCATTTATGAACAGCATAAGGCAGTTGGAGTTTGCCGTGTCCATGATTGAAATGGTCTTAAAGCAGGCACATGAGGATGATAAAACATCATTAGAATTTAGCGCCATCCGCATGAGTACCAATGCCATCCTCAACCAATCAGAGGATAAAAATAAATGCCTGTTGCGAATACATCAAAGGCTAAACAAAATCATTAGCGAGGTGAAGCCAAATGGGTGAATTTGAAATAATTAACCTAAATACAGGCAAGCGCCTGCGCGTTGAAAAAGACGGCACAGAATTGCGCGATGAGGTTGTGCCGCCTGCAATCGAGTGGTGCGACAAAGGCCAGCATTTTGCACCCAAACTACATGGCCAGGATGTGTACGACACCTTATGGATTTGCTTGGCCTGCCAACAATGAACCGCGTGGTGCTTGATTACGCGCAAGAGATTGAGGCACATCAAGTGGGGTTTGCCCGGGTTTACGCCCTTAAAGGCCGCCCCGATCATCCAGGCAGGTTTAACAAAGGCATTAGCCTGCATGAATTCATAGGTGAAAACGCTGAGGCTGTAGGTGCTGAAATGGCTGTGGCTCAATTCTTTGGGCTACGCAACTTTAAACCTACGCTTAACACTTTTAAAAACGAAGCAGATGTAGGTAGCAGGCTTGAAGTCAAATGGACTAAGTACGACAACGGCAGCCTGATAATCAACAAAACCGATAGGCAGCAAGATGTGGCCGTATTGGTTACTGGTCGCAGCCCGGCGTATTACATAGCAGGTTGGATACCTGTGAGCATGGCTAGGCAGGCCTGTTTTCATCATAAAGGCCAGGATAATTACTGGGTTACTCAGCGCGACCTATTCCCTATTAGCGATTTAAGGAGTAGCACACATGGCAACAGCATCGACTAAGTGCCGAGTATGCAAGAAAACACAAAAGCATAAAATAGTAACAATCACCGACAACCTGCCGCCCGATGTACATGTGTTGGAGTGCATGGGATGTGGGGTCTTAGGTGTTATGCGCATTGATGTAGAACCTGAGCCAGAGCCTGACCCTAATCAACTCATGGATTGGATGCACACTTGCCCATGTGGTTACTCGCTTAAATCGGCCTATGGCTTTCTAACCCAAAAAGAGATACACCGCATGTTGGCACATCATATTAGAACTATGCACATGCCTGTGGATAAAGATGTGTGAACAACCTGTGGCGCGGTATTTGACTAGGGTGCTACGCTATGGTCGCGCTCGCGAGCCGCAACTGCGGATGGCTCGCCTGCGACTCACTGTGCTATTGGGGGCGCTTACTGTTTTCACAGCGGCTACCCAATTACCTGCATATTCAAGCGATACTGAGTTATATAAGTTATATGCACACATGAAAGTACTAGATGATAAGCAATACAGATGCTTAGTTATATTGTGGAGATTAGAAAGTAATTGGTCTGCAACAGCACGCAACCCTAAAAGCACTGCATTTGGTATACCTCAACTGTTAAAGATGAAAGAGACAAACCCATTTAAACAGATAGATTTGGGATTAAAATACATTAATCACCGGTATCAAGGTGATACATGTAAAGCATTGGCTCATCATAAAAAGCGAGGTCATTACTAATGAGTACCAAAGCAGGCAACCATCGAGGCAAGACAGCCTACAAAAAGGCTAGGTTGATGGTGTTAAGGCGAGATAACTACACATGCTTCTACTGCCAGGGTGAAGCCAACCAAGTAGATCATGTTGTGCCTTTGGCAATCGATGACTCATTACACAACGCTATTAATATGGACAACTTAGTAGCCTGTTGTGGTGATTGTAATAGGCGTAAAGCAGCCAAGCCTATGCGTGTTTTTTTAGCCACTGCGCCTAC